ATTAAATTCAAATGAAAAATAAACAAAAAAACAAGAAGGAAAGGTATATTAACTGTTCTTTATGGTTAATAGGAGTTAAAGATGAGTGATGAGAAAGCTCCATTCAATATGGCGATAGCAACACTAGAAAGACTTAGTGATATACTTAGAGAGATTAATAAAGTTGAACAATCTCTTCTTCCATTGAATAAAAAACAAGAGCACAAGGTTTATTTGGTTAGGCAGTTCTATATTCAATCAGTTCCTCTTCTAACAGAGAACCAAAGGGAAAAAACTAAAGATATTTTAGATTTACTTCCAATTAAGAAACAAATAATATTAAATTCTGCTGGAAGCAGATCTAAAGAAGGTGGAATGGAAATTATTTATGATTTAGAGCTGGAAAAGAAATTAAATGAAGCCTTAATTAAAGTACAAGTATGTTTACAAGACGAAAAGTACTTTATGCCACCAAGAAGAGATAGAGGTAAAGCAATATCGGAGTTTTAAAATGACTAAAGGACAAAAAGAAAAGATTAGGAAGTTGAAAGAAGAAGTAAAAGAATTAAAATTAAAGATCTGGAGAGTTAGATTTGTTAAGGCAAGAGCATTAAGAGATGAAAAGGAATTAAAAAGAGTTAGAAGTATTGCTTGTAAAAATCAATGGATGTTTAAAACTTTATTTAAAGATAAAAAATGAAAGTATTAAAAGATAAATACCCTAAAGGAACATGGAAGTATCAAAAGACCGACGGAAGATATGTAGATGCTTTGCTACACCAAAATCTAAGGCTATTAGCAACTAAGATAGTTAAAGACATGACCTTCTTAGGTATTGGATTCAGTTCTACCCTCGAGGTTGGTACAGGTAAGTCTGTTTTGTTCACACAGATAGGAGAAATATGGGGTGACCTTGTTAAAGAGATACATGGTATTGATGTTGACTTTAAACAACAAAATGTTGTATTCAGGCCAGAGGATTTAATTGAAAGAGCATTTAAAGTACCACAATATTCATGTATCCTCCTCGATGAATGGGAAGATGCTCACTATTGGAGTGGTTTAGGTATGACATTAAGAAAGTTCTTCAGGAAATGTAGACAGTTAAACTTGTTTATGCTTGTCATAATACCTAACTTCTTTCAGCTACCATTAGGTTATGCTATCAGTAGAAGCATATTTGCCATAGATATTAAGTTTGACGACGACTTAGAACGAGGGGGGTATGATTTCTATGGCTTTAAAGCAAAGAAGAAGCTCTTTATAAGGGGAAGGAAGTATCATGATTATAATGTCCAGATACCAGATTTTAGTGGGGAATTCTTTGATGGCTATGGTGTACCGGAGAAAGCATATAGGGATGCTAAGAGATTGGATATGCTGAAGTATGACGAAGATGACAAGGTCATATCACCCAGAGAGATTGAGTGTTCTGCAAAGAGAGAGGTTCTTGCAAAGATTTATGAGGGATTAAAAGATAAAATTACACAAGATGATTTGGCAGCTGCACTTTCTCTCAATAGAAGAACCATTAACGATTGGATTCATAAGTATAGGAAGGCATTTCCTAAGAAAATGAGTGGGAATGAGGCTGGGGGGGATGCATATAATAATCTACAGGATAATAAACCCTCGGTGGTGGGTGAGGGAGAGGAAGGTCAATGACAAAAATAAAACCGAACCTAATGTATATAGGGCTGATTGTGTGCATTGTTCTACTAACTTTGTGGACGAAGAATTGGTTTGCCGGATTTCTTATGTTATTTTTTATCCTATTATTTGGATGGCTAATTAGATCTTCAAAACAAACAATCAAAATGTTAAATCAAAAACCAGTAAGGCAAAAAACTTTATGGCAAAAATGAAATTCATAATGGGAAGGAAACAAAATCTAAACGGGTTACATCTTTTCACACCAATTTGCGACGGAGAACCTAATTAAAATATCTTCGTCAAGAGATTAGGACAAAACAATATTCCTTCCCTGTAAGTTTGTAGGGAAAAGCGAACATTTTGCAAAAAAAAAGAAAGAAGGATTACTCCTTCTTACATTTAGCCAAGATTAAATCAAACTCATCACTTTTTATTTGTCTGTGGTTTTCTTTAAACCAATCACACATTAAGTCAAGAGCTTTCTTTCTGTCAAGATTCAAAAACTCTGGAGATTTATTTATGACCTTTCTAAATTTTCTCCTAATCCTTTGTTCTTTTGTTTCCATTTTGTTGTTTCCTCCTTACATACCATATCTTAATAAAATCACACATCTTAATATATTTTTAATTGGTGTTTGTCGTCGCTGACACATCAAAATCCATTTATAAAGACTTTAAAATCCCCTCGTAAAATTTTCATGCTCTTTATAAAGAAAAGAATGATTTTGGAAATCTCAAAAAAAGTAAGGTGTAGGGAAAGGGGAATACTAATTCTTTGAGAAACCAAAAGACTAATATACCCAGTATAACTGGTATAGTCAATATAATATGCAAACAACAATAAAAATATCAAAGCAGACTTTAGCAGAGATAAAAAAGATAGGATATATGGGTGAAACTTACGAGGATGTTATCCTTAGATTATTGAAGAAACAGAGGAAGAAAGAAACTAAAGAAGAGAAGCCAGAATATATTGATAAATTAAATGGGACTAATAGTAAGCGTAGAAGATAAAAAATGCCTAGAGGAAAAACATTAGAGCAAAGAGAAAAGGAAAGACCTGAAGATGGCTATTGGATAATTCCTCCAGAAATTTATAATCCGTTGAATAAAGAATTTAAATTTAAGTTTGATCCATGTCCTAATCCAAAACCAAAAGAATTCAATGGATTGCTTTGTGATTGGAAAAAATCTAATTGGGTCAATCCTCCATTCTGGGCAGGAATTACTTATTGGGTTAGAAAAGCCATAGAAGAACAGGAGAAAGGAAAAACAAGTGTTTTGATTCTTCCACTTGATAATTGGGTCAAATTATTATTTGATGCAGGAGCAGAAGTGAGAGTTGTTGGTTCTCACGATTGGATTCATACAAAAGATAAAACAAGAAGGAAAGCTCCTCGTCCAAGTTTCTTATTTGTTTTAAAACCAAAATTAAAAGGGGTACCAAAAGGTTCGCAATAGATAAAATGTTAGAAATAAATAAAATACATCAAGGGGATTGTTTGGAAGAGTTGAAGGAATTGGAGGAGAATTCTGTAGATGCAATAGTAACAGACCCTCCTTATGGAATTGGATTTATGGGAAAAGAATGGGATACTTTTAGTCCAAGCTATATTAAAAATAAAATGGAAATAGAAAATAAAAGACCACCAAGAAAAGATGGAAAACCAAGATTACAGCAATCTTGGGAAGCTGGAACTTATGATTTATCTTTAAAAGGAAATACTAAGTTTATGTTATGGTGGAAAGAAGTTGCAACACAATGTTTAAGAATCCTAAAACCAGGAGGTTTTTTATTATCTTTTGGTGGAACAAGAACATATCATAGAATGGTTTGTGGTATAGAAGATGCTGGTTTTGAAATACGAGATATGATTTCTTGGATTTATGGAAGTGGATTTCCAAAGAGTTTGAATATTGGAAAACAGATTGATAAGATAAATGGTAGAGAATTAGAAGAATATTATAATCTTGGAAAACACATTAAAGAACAAAGAATTAATAAAAATAAGAAAAAAGAAGAATTAAATAAATTATTAAATGCAAAGTTAAAAATAGAACATTATGAAAGTTTTAATTCTCCTTCATTTTTTTCAATTCCTACTCCAGAAGATTATAAAATATTAAAAAAAGAATTGAATTTAAATAATAAGTTTGATTATCTTATAGATAGAATTGGAGCAGAAAGAGAAGTAATTGGAAAAAAGAAAACTAATTTAACAGTAATGCAAAACATAGGAAAAGATAATATTTCTGGAGAAATTAACATAACAACCCCAGCAACACAAGAAGCAAAACAATGGGAAGGATGGGGAACAGCATTAAAACCAGCACACGAACCTATTGTAGTTGCTCGTAAACCTTTATCTGAAAAGAATGTTGCTTTGAATGTTCTTAAATGGGGAACAGGTGGAATTAATATTGATGATTGTAGGATTGGGGTAGAAGTTAGAATTAATAAAGGAATGTCAAAGAAACAACCAGAATTAGCAGGAACATTTAGAGATGATAATTGGATTCCAAAAGATGTTGAGAATATTGCTCAAGGAAGATTCCCAGCAAACATAATCTTAGATGAAGAAGCAGGAAAGATGTTAGATGAACAGAGTGGTGAGATTTCTCCAAGTTTCAGAAAAGGGAATAGAGATAGTAGATTGGCTATGTTTGATTTTGGTTCCCAAGATAAAACAAATCAGGGTTTCAACGACAAAGGAGGAGCATCTCGTTTCTTTTATTGTGCGAAAGCAAGTAAAAGTGAAAGGAATTATGGTTGTGAAGTAGAAAAAGAAAAAAACAAAAGACCAGTTGGTGAAGCATTTGGAGAAGGAAATGCAATTACAAGTCAATCAGAATCAAAAGGAAATAATCACCCAACAGTTAAACCTCTTGCTTTAATGGAATATCTAATTAAATTAGTAAGTAAAAAAGGTTCAGTAGTTTTAGATCCATTCTTAGGAAGTGGGACAACATTAATTGCTTGTGCTAAACTTGGAAGAAAAGGAATAGGAATTGAGAAAGAGGAAGAATATATAAAAATTGCAAAAGCAAGAATTAAACCTTATTTATCACAAAAAACATTAAATGAAATAGGAACAAAAACATACCTATAAGATAAAATGAAAATTGAATACTTAAAAACACCATTGAATAAATACACTTTTTCAATTAAACCTATTAGAGAGTGGGTTGAAAAGAATAGTAAAGGAAAAGTCTTAAATTTGTTTGCAGGAAAAACAAAATTAAATCTAGATGAATTTAGAGTTGATGAAGATAATACAATGATTGCAGATTGGTATGGAGAGGCTTATTTGTTTGTTAAAACTTGTCCTAAGAAGTTTGATACAATCATTCTTGATCCTCCTTATGCTTATAGAAAATCAATGGAAATGTATAATGGGCATAAAGCATCAAAGTTCAATATGATTAAAGATTTAATTTATAAGATATTGAATAAAAATGGGATTGTGATTACTTTTGGTTATCATAGTGTTTCAATGGGAAAGTCAAGAGGGTTTGAACAAGTAAAAGTATTATTAATGTCACATGGAGGAGCAATACATGATACAATTGCTGTTATTGAAAAAGTAAAGGGGGTACAAAAAGGTTCGCAATAGATAAAAAATGACTTTATATAAAAACTCACAGGGATTGAAGTGTCCTAATTGTAATTCAGAGAATTATGTTTTTGAAGGAAAAGAAGATAAATGGGAGTGTGATGATTGTGAAAATGAAGATTAATAGAGTGTGGGCTATGCCTAATAAATGGACTTTTAAAATAAAACCAATTAAAGAATTGTTAGAAAGATATGTAAAAGATTCTGAAAATTGGGTAGACCCATTTGCAGGAATGAATAGTCCAGCAAAAATAACTAATGACTTAAATCCAAAAATGAAAACAATATATCATTTGAAAGCAATAGATTTTGTAAAACAACTTGATGGGAAATATAAAGGAATCCTTTTTGACCCTCCTTATTCTGGAAGGCAAGTAAAAGAATGTTACAATGATTTAAGTATTGATGTTCAAAGAGATGATACAAATTCTTTTTTTTATTGGAGTGTAAAAAGAGAAGTGGCAAAGAAAATTAAAAAGAATGGAATTGCTATTAGTTTTGGTTGGAATAGTAATGGATTTGGAAAAAAATTAGGATTTGAAATTATTGAAATTCTATTAGTTGCTCATGGTTCAAACCACAATGACACAATTTGTGTAGTTGAAAGGAAGGTGCAAAGCGAACTATAATTGTTCGCAATAGATAAAATGGAAAAAGAATTAAATAAACATAAAGGATATACAATTTCCAATGATGAATTAAGAAGGGCAAGAATAGATTTAGCAGAAGTAAGAGCAAAAATGTATGAGGGATTACGACCAAAGGAGGTTCGTAAAAGATAAAAATGAAAATAATAGAACTATTCTCAGGAACAGAATCCTTTTCTAAAGTAGCAAGAGAAAGAGGACATGAAGTTTTTACAATAGATAATAATTCAAAATTTAAATCATATTTATGTAAAGATATATTGGAAGTAAATATTAGAGATATTCCTTTTAAGCCAGATATAATTTGGGCTTCTCCTCCTTGTATAGATTATAGTCATGCAAAAAGAAAAGGAGTTAGTTATATTGAATTATCAAATATGTATGTCATAAAAACAATTAGCTTGATTTTAGCATTAAAACCAAAGTTTTGGGTAATAGAGAATCCACAAACAGGAACTTTGAAGTTTCAATATTTTATGTATGAATTACCTTATACTGATGTTTCATATTGTAAGTATGGTTATTCTTATAGAAAGCAAACAAGATTATGGAATAACTTTAACTTTAAAGGAAAAGTTTGTAATAAGGATTGTAAATTTATGATTGATGGAAAACATATAAATTCTGCTGGAAATGGAAGAGAAAAATATACTTTTAAAGGATTTAATAAAATTGAAAAAGGAAGTGTCCCAAAAGAATTATGTGTAGAAATAATTAAATGTTGTGAGAGGATTGCGAACACTAAAGGTTCGTAAAAGATAAAGATGGAAAAATTATCATTAATAGCATTAGACTTAGCAAGTTTATGTTTGGCTCTCCTTTGCATGATCTACATTATAGCACATCCAAAATTCAAAAAAGATAAATAGAAAGATATATAAATAGAAATATATTAAGATATTGAAATGGGGAGAACAGTGATAATAATAAATCTTGATCCAGAACTTGATAAAAGTTTTAGAGAAAGGTTTGTAAGGAAGAGAGGGGATCTTTCTGGAAAGATTAAACAACTAATGAGGAAAGCATTGGAGGAAGAAGAATGAAAGTAGCAATATATGTGAGGGTTTCAACAGACAAACAAGAAGTAGAAAATCAGTTAGTTCAACTTAGAGAATATTGTAATAAGAATAGTTATTTCATCTTTGATGAATATATTGATGTGATTTCTGGTAAAGAAACTTCAAGACCTTCTTATGATAGAATGTTTCAAGAAGCACATAAAAGGTTATTTGATTTGGTTTTATTTTGGGACTTATCAAGATTTTCTAGAGCAGGAACTCTTTTCACATTACAAAAATTAAAAGAGCTAGAGAATTTAGGGATTGATTGGGAAAGTTATCAAGAACCTTATTTTAAATCAGTTGGTCAATTCAAAGATGTTGTACTATCTATAATTTCAACTGTTGCTAAAATGGAAAGGGAAAAAATATCTGAAAGGACTAAAGCAGGATTGGTTGGAAAGAAAAATGTTGGAAAGAGAGGAAAAGATAAGAAAAGAAGAAAGTTAAGATCAGATACTGGAATAAAAAGGGGGGTAGTAAATTCAAAGGTAAAGTAGTTGTTTATATGAACAATTAAAAACCTTCCTTTTTATATACAAATAAAGATGGAGAAAAAGGATTTAATTAAAAGACTTAAGAAACTAATTAAAAAATGAACTCAATAAAAAAGAGAAACATACTTGAATTATTTAACAAGTTAATGTTAATGATTACAATCATCTTACTTATCCTTACAGTTTTCTACATAATTAAATCTCTCATGTTAGGAATGTAAATGGAAGTTGTATACTGTAAAGGTTGTAGTAAAAAGATAAGCACTATTCCTTTCGTAGGAGAACCCCATCATAAACTTGAGGATGGAGTTTATTGTCAAGCTTGTGCTAAAATTATTATAGACAAAAGGAGGAGGAATCTATAATGGCAGAAGTATTAGGGGTAAATATCCCAACACCATCTGTTGACATATCTGGATTTCTTTCAACATCATGGATCTATATTTTAGTAATAGGATTCATTGGATTCATTCTCATCTCTATTTTAGCTGTAGTTTTATTTTTCTTTACTTACAATCGGAGAATTGAATTATATGAGAACATTGCTGGAAGGGGATATGGGAGAACCAAAACTGCTTATGCAAGAATCATAAAATTAGGTAGAGCTGGACAAGAAGTATTGAGAACATTTGGAGGAGCAATCTTTTCTGCATATGGGAGAAAGGTTGGAAGAAATACTTATGCTTATGCTCGAGGGCAAGACGGTTATTGGTATAATTTTATTCATGGTGATTTAGATGCTAAGATGTCTATACTTGATATTGAACCAGTTGATAGGGATGTTAGAATGTTTCATTTAGGAGTTGATAAAGTTGCACAAGAAGACTATTCACAGAAGAAAGGATTTATCGAGAAGTATGGAATGCACATGATTATGGCTGTCTTAGTTATAGGAATCTTAGTTGGGTTCTATGTAATTGCCGGGAAGATTAATGAAGGATTAATGGCATCTAACAATCCAGAAACTGCAAGAATAACTCAGAATACTGCAGAACTCTTGGATAGGGTATTAACTAAAATAGACTCTGTTCAAAGAGGTGGAACTTCAGGATTAGTTCCTGTAGAAGAAGGTGGAGGAGGATAATGTTTTTCTACATTGAATCTTTAGTATTTTACATAATGATTGGAATGGTTACCTTTTGGTACTTCATTGTAAAACTTACTAATAAGAGATATGTAAGGAGGTATAAAGAAGAAAATGATAAAGGATACCAAGGTGAAGAAAACAGAAAACGACTTATTGAAAGAGGAAAACCAGACCCTACAGAACCAATTAGCATTAACTCAGGATCTACAGAACCTTCAAAACAAAGCGAACTACAGGCAACAGGTGTTGATACTGATGGAAAGACAAGCAATAGCAACAGAAAGATTAGCAGAAAATTCAGAAATCCCTTCAGAAGAGGAGGAAGAAAAAAGTGAAGTTACGGAAGAGTGAAATCTTTTTTATATTTATAGGAATATTAATTTTAGTAATTGCAATTCTTATTCTTGTTTTTTATTTTAATTCACAGAAGGATGAATGTATAAGAAATCCTTTTGCTTATGGTTCAGAATCAATAGAAAAATTATACGAAGGTGAAGGCTTTGGAACCTTTTATCTAAAAAAAGGAGAAAATATATATAGTTACAGGTTTAATAATAGTGGATTGTATAGGTTATGAGATTTTCTTTGGGAGGTCAAGTTCAGTGCTTAACAATAAGGTAAGTTGATGTTTCTTGCCCTCCTTTTTTAATAAAATATGATTTAAGTATTTTATGTATCATAGTTCTCACTATGTTATTAAAAAAAAGAAAAAGTAAAAAAAATTTATACGATTTACAGAGTTCCTCCTCCACCTAATCTCATTCTT